GCACCCTCCAGGGCCTCCATCTTGCCCTCGAAGGTGGCCGTGCGAGCCGCGGCGATTTCCTGGATGGTGGCAGCGCCGGCCACGGCCTCTTCCATCTTCTCCCAGCCCGGCACGCCTTCGGCTAACAAGGTGTTCATGGCTTTCATGCCATAGGTACCGGCGAGAAGCTGCACGTAGTGATTGCGCTCTTCCTCAGTCATGCCCGCCATGGCCTGGCTGAGCTGGCCGATGATATCGGGGAGCGACCGCATCCGGCCTTCCTGGTCGTAGAGGCTAACGTTCAGCTCTTGCAGCGCCTCGGTGACGTCATCGGTTGGGCGCACGAGGTTGGTCATCATGCTCTTGAGCGCCGTGCCCGCCTCCGACCCTTGGATGCCGCGCGTACTGAGAAGGGCCAGGGCGACGTTTACATCTTCAAGTGTCCAGCCGAAAGCAGCTGCCGTGGGGCCGACGTTGATCAGCGCATCCCTCAAGCCGGATACCTCCGCTACGCTGGCGTCAGCAGTCTGCACGAAGTTGTTGGCGATACCCACGGCGTCATCGGCGCTAAGGCCAAAGGTGGCCATGGCTATGGTAACAACGTCAGAGGCTTCCGCCATGCTCAGCTCGGAGGCTGCGGCCAGGTCGATAGCTGCCCGGAGAGCGCCGCCCAACTCGGCGGTACCGTTGAGATAACCTTGCATGTCGCCAAACATGGCGTTGGCGTCCAGGCCGGCCTTGGCCATGATGGTCATGGCCTCGGCGGCCCCGGAGGCCGAAACACCCACCAGCTCAGTATCGCCGCCGATTCGGAGTGCGGCGTCATGCAAATCCTGCATACTGGCGCCCGTATCCCCGACAGCCGTGGAAAGGATCGCCATCTGGGTCTCAAAGTCCGCGGCCATCTTGACGCCAGAGGCAGTGACGCCAGCCATGGCCGTGCCCACGGCGGCGACTCCACCAACAATGGCCGTCGTCATGACGCGGTTGATGCGCCTGCCGAGCCCTGTGAAGCTAGACTCAGCTTCCCGCTTGGCAGCCTGCAGGTCCTTGGTCAGTTGGGCTCTGTCAGCCGCCAGCTCTAGGACGGCTTCACCCAGACTTAGCGGCAACTCTCTTCACTCCTATGCCCATGCGTGCCAGGGCAAGCGGTGTAGGTCTGGCTGCGGGCAAACGACCGCCGTGTGCCTGGCGTTGCCAGCGATCCAACACCCTGCGCCGAGCACTTTTCTCCATGTGCGGCACCGAGGCAGCGTCCGATAGCATCAACCGTAGCTGCGCCTGGTGTTCCGGCAGCCGCCGCAGATAGGCGGCGATGGCGGTGGACGGCATGTGGCAGATATCCTCAAAACCCAGATGGTACCAGAAGCTCAGGCTGGAGAAGACGCCTCCCCAATCGGGAGGCTCTGGGCTTCCCCCAGGCCGTATTCCTGTTCCAAGCGATCCATGTAGAACCCGAGCACCTGCACCTTCTGCATGAACGACAACTCAGCCGCGGCCAGCTCGGGACAGATAATGGCAAGTAACTCGTCTTGCGCCTCGGCCATGCGTAAGAACGACTCGGCATCGTCGGCATCCCCTGCCTGGCTAAGCTTGGTCTGCAGACGGAGGAACTGCGCCAACGATTCCGGGTCTAGTGTGCGCATGTGGCGCATCTCGAACTCCCGTCCCTTCCAGCGCACCTTGATAGTGGGACTGAGGCCCAGAAGCTCGTCCAGGTCGAGTACGACTGCGCGCTCTTTGCGCTCTGTATCGGTGTTCTCAGACACTCTCAACTCCTTCTGCTATCTGCTATCCGGTGGCTTCAGCGTCTTGTACGATCACACTGCCAAAGCGCTCGGCCTCGGTTGCCGCGTTCGGGTCTTCCAGAGCCACGAACCGCACGGGGATGAGCACCTTGGTGTCCTTGACGTAGGCCAGGCCAACCTCGCCGTCGAAATATCCCCGCGGCAGCTGGTATTGGCCGGGGTAGTTGCCGTATGGCGAGTAGGCCCGGAATAGGAACGCATACTCGTTGACGGCCTTGCCACGATAAAGTTGCAGCTCCCTGGTGCCGATCTGTCCAGTACCCGGCGGGGTGTCCACCACCGATTCGGTGAGCGCATAGGCCAAGTTCTCCAGCGTGGCCTCGGCCAGGTTTGTCTCGATGTAAAGGTTCTCCTCGGAGCGCGTGGCCTTCTTGGGGCCGGTAGATTGGTCGGTACGGTGCTGGTCGATGGTCTGCTCCAAAGTAACCGTCACCCCGCCGTCGGTATCGCCCAAGTCCGTCCATTCCACTCCGGGGTCGGCATCGACATCGGGAAACGCCGTGCCCACGGCGGCGACGTATAGCTTGCCCGGGCCTACCAGAATTCCGTATGGCTGTGCGTTAGGCATCCTCTGCCTCCTTGTACCTGTCTCTGTACTGCTTCAGGTCGATTATCGTACGGACTCTACGCCGCACTATCTCCAATAACTCTCGTTCCGGGTCGTACTTGCAAAGCAACTTGCCGGAGCCCGGCTCTCGTATCTCCAGCCAGGTCGGCACCGGCGATGTGTGTCGCTCCACCGCTACAACCTGAAGGCTCCCACGGTGACGCTGGTGACATCCGAGTAGCTGACGTTCACCCGGCCGTTGGCGTCGTTGTAGATGTTGGTGGGGAAGGGGCCGATCTTGCGGCTCTCACCAGCGGTGACCGTTACCTCTAGGTCTGCGATGGCCAGACCGTCCACGGTACCCGGCGTTTGAATGGTCACTGTCTTGCTCGCCGCGTCGTCATTCTTCACTTCTAGATACACGCGGCCATTGTTGTCGAAATAGTTGCCGTCGGCGTTGGCCGCCGCCAGGCTGGGATTCAGCCCGGAACGCACGATCTGCTGCACTGTCAATGCTGTCGCAGCCATAGTCTAGTCCTCCTCTGCCGACGAAGCTTTCTCGGCAGTCTCTTCTCTCTGGGCATCCAATTCCAGCACCGTCGCGGGTTGTGGCTCCGGTTCCGCCGCCAGTTTCGCCCCCGCTTCCCACGCCAGCTCCTTCAGGTCGATCAGCATCACTTGGCACCAGACCATAGGTCGCCTGAATTCCCGGACTGCATGCCCGAGCAAGCTCCCCGGGCCCAAGCTCCACCGGACGCTGTCGCTCATCACCAGGAGATACCCGGCATCGTTCGGCCAGCCGTTGCGCCAGTTGTCCTTTACCGCTGCTGCTGCACGGGCCATGACGTCTGCACCTGCGTCGGCACGTTCCAGCCGAGCCAGCACCTCCGCAATCACCAGCCCGAGCATGCCCACCCGCCGCGGGCTTTCCCCGGCGAGCGGCACCAGCCCCGCTTTGATCCAACTGTTCAGCACCGGGTACGTCACACCCACTAGTTTGGATGCTCCGTGCAGCGTCAATTCGGTCATCTGCTTCTCCTTTTCCTCATGCCACCGCCTGCTCCGCCACCAGCGCCTCCAGGAAACACAGCACGAAGTCCATGCTCAGTTGGTCGTCAAACAGCAGCGATGGTCCAGATGCCTGCTGCAGATAGTGAAGCAGCGCCGGGCCGCGGGTCGTGGCCACTTGCACGCGATGCGTGGATCGGGTGATGGTCAGCAGGTTGGCCCACACCCACATGGCATGTGGCTGATCGGAGGCATAGCAACGTACCTCCAGCCGAGGCTGTTGCACTGGCACGTACAGGTCGGGCACTCCCCCGTCCAGCCGGACGGTAAGCGACGGCTCACCCACCGCCCAGCTTTCTCCGTAGCGATGCTTGCTAGCGATGCGATCCCCCAGGAGGTCTACCAGGGAAGGGAGTCCTTTCAGGTATTGGATCACTGTCTCAAGCGGGTCGATCACTGCTCCACCTTGTACTTTGCAAGAACTTCCGGCACCCGCGGCTTGACCTTCTCCACGGCGTTGGTCAGGTAATGGTAGCCCCCGAAGCTACGGTGGCCTTGGTGCACGTAGATGGCATATTCCAGTCCGCTTCCCACCTCCACCACGATCCTGTCGCCTCTCTTTGCTCCCCTGACCCGCCGGCCGCCGCGCTCCGGTGCCCCCGGAGAGGGCGCTACGTTGTCGCCCCGCCAGTCGTAGCCCGGCTCGGCAGCATGGATGGAGCGTCGAAGCGTGCCCGTTTCCACCCCGTGGCCAGGGTACAGCTCGCGCTTAGCCTCCGTCTCAGCCATGAGCCCCAGCTCTCCCAGGGCGTCTTTTAGGTTCTCCTCGACCTGGCTCTCGACATCCTTGTCGCGCCAGTTGAAACGAACCCCCATCAGCTCACCCTCTCCAGCCTGGCACTCTTGTGGTGGCCAGCCCGGGTGTTACGCTCCTGGACCGTGCTCACCCGGTAGGCATCACCCTCGATGACCACGGTGTCACGCTCCTCCAGGTCGACGTCAGGCCCCACCAGCAGCACGAAAGCGCTCACCACCATGCTTTGCGCTCTCTCGCTTTGCTGTAGCCCAAACACCACCCGGTCGTGCTTCTCCACCAGCCGACAAGGCACGTCGCTGGCCACGTCGTACAGCGCTGGCTCCGACGGCCCACCGTAGGGGTTCTCCCCCTGGGCGCTGTCGCGGCGAACGGTGCAACGATGGATGAAGTGCGCCGCCAGGCTCACATCCAGAACTCCCTCGCGGGCATCGGCTTGGGCAGCAGCGGCTCTTGCTTGGGTGACATCGATCTGGGCGCACCACAGTTGGCACAGCTATAGCGCCCCTGCGGCTGCAAGCCACCGCAGTAGTCACACTGCCACGCCTTGTCGCTTGCCGGCCTGCGCATCTTGTCCTCCACGTCGCGGTTGCGTCTCACCTCACACCCTCACGAAACCAAGGCGTCTCAGGAGCCTGGCCCGCTCGGTTTCCCACTCCGGTGCTTTGTACGAGTACTCGCCAGCTACGTCCTCCTGCTGCATGGCCGTGCGTTCCAGTGCCAGCCGCACGAGTTCCACGATGACGGCCTTGCGCTGGTCGGTGTCATCAGCCGGGACGTACTCGACCTCCACCAAGGCACCCCAGCTGGCGCCCTGGGGCAGCCGCTCCAACCGACCCTGGCCCGACCAGACGAAGTAGTCCTCGTTCTCGGTCAGAGTCGTGCCGTCGTCCCCGATCAGTACTTTCTCGGTCACCGAGCTGACGCTGCTCAGGCGCCGGCGCAGGCACAGGCTCCACGTGCCGCCCTCAATCGTCTCGGTGACTGTCGTTGCTTCGTCGACGTAGTGAGGGCCGTAGAGCCTGACAACCTCGGCCTCCTCGCGGTCGATGATGGCCTGGAGCTGCTCATCGGTCTTGTCGGTCTGCACCAGGGCTCGGACCTCAGCCGGAGTCACCAGGCTCACGAATCACTCCTCAGAACACCTAAGCTGTACCTTCAGCGGGGCTCTGGTGGAACTCACCCTCGTTGCTCACGGGGCGAGTGCGAGCGCCGTACTGGATCGCCACCATGGCCACGGCTTTGGCCGCTGCGGCATCAGGTACCGTCAGCACAGGTCGCACGTAGCGCTCCCGCGGCTGGTAAACGTCCAGTACCGCGTGCCCGTCGGCGTCTGCAGTGGTGCTGAAAGCCGTGGCCGTACCGTCCAGGTCTGCAGCATCACTGTAGTCAGACTTCGCGGCTTGCTGGGCCTTCACTGAAAAGTCCAGCGCCTCGCCGCCCTCGGCGTAGGCAATGAAGGCCACGCCCTCGTAGCCTTGCATGTCCACACCAGCGCCGTTGAGCGCCTCGTTGTCGGCGGTCTGGATCTCCTGGGGCACCACCTTGCAGTTGTGGTAGATGCTACCGGTCATATGTTCACTCCTCTCGCCAGGGGGAGGCAGCTTGAGCACCTCCCCTCTCATCTCACTCCGGCTACGCCTTCACCTTCAGGGCGTAGAACGCCTCGGCCAGCACGGCCATGCCGTCGGTTTCCTTGCGCCCGATGAATCCGGTCTGGTTGGTCTCGGCATAGAGCTCCACCAGCCTCTGGATGGTCATGCCCAGGGCATCCACGATCCAGTAATAGTCCCAGGCGCCGATCACCGCGACCACGGCGTCGTCCTCCCAGGCATCGTTGGCATCCAACCCGTCGTCGAACCTGTCAGAGAGCTCGTACTCGATGTCCAGGATCCGGTTGGGCTCACCTTGGGCCAGCCCCGGCTGCCAGATGTAGTTGTCGGCCTCGACCGCGTTCTCCATCGTGTGCAGGGCCCTCACCTTGCGGATGAAGGCGCGGTTGCACAGGATCCTGCAGCTGGGGTGCGCGGCGTAGGCAGCAGGCAGCGAGTACACCCAGTTGATGATGTCGTTGCCGTAGACCTGGTTCGATGTAGCCGTGGTGTAGGTAGGCAAGTTCGGAGTATTCAGGATGCCCAGAGGCTTGCCGTTGCCGTCACCGTTGATGAAGCCATTCTCCTCCGGCACAGCGAAACGGTATGCCATGCGCTCCCTGACCCACGCCTCCACGTCGAAGCTCGCCCGCCGCAGCAGGGTATTACTCACCAACACCCTCTTGGCCAGAGCGTGCGGCGTCAGGTTTCTCTGACCGAAGGGCTCGACGGTGTCGGCGCTGCCGGTGGCTACCTCCGCCGTCCACTCGGCATCGGTGAACTCGCTATCTTCCGTGGGAACGATAACCGAGCCAGAGGGCACGGGCGGGAGTACGCGGCAGATGCGCCGCATGGCCGAAGCCTCGCGCTCCTTGGCCACCAGTTCAGCCAGGAAGGTCTCCTCTACCAGATAGCCTCCGGCAGGATCCTCGCCCGCCACGAGAGCCTTGAATTCCTCCGTCGTCAGGCCTTTCTCCCCGTACCGCAGGAACTTGGCGAAGGCCTTGGCCCGCGTCGGTTGCCCATCGTCGCCATCGCTCCCATCTTGGCCTTGGGCCTGGGTCTGGAAGAACTTCTTCTGCGTGACCGGGTCGTTGAGGTGTTTGTCGTTATCGGCCATCCGTTCCAGGCGCTTGGCCTCTTCGGTCTTTGCCTCCACCTGATCCAGCAGGGCATCAACCTGGTTGGCCTTCTCCTGTGGCATGTCCTTGCCGTCATATTCGGCCATGATAGCCTTGGCTTGCTCGTACAACTGCGCGGCTTCTTCGTAGAGCCGCTTGATCTGCTCTCCCATCGCACTTGCTCCTAGTCTTGCTGAGCGAGCGAGAGTGCCAGTTCGGCGGCTCTCAAGCGTCTGACCAGAAGTGCCGAGTGGACCGTGTCCGGCTCGGCGGCTTCCACGATTTCGTTCAAGGTCTCCAGGGCTGCGGTCATGGCACCGGCGACCTCGCTTACCTTGTCCTTCGTGGCCGTACTCAGAATGCGGCCGTCCTTGATCTCGTCTGTAATGGCCTGCAGGGCCTCCAGGTACTCCTCCAGGCCGGCTTCCTCCTCCCAGGGCGGGGTCTTGTCGAATTGCTCGTAGTGGCGCGCCAGGTGGCGCTTCACCCCGGGAATGTCACCCTCGGGGATGCTCACCCCACCTCTGGCACCCATGATGGCGGCGCCAGCTGCGGCCACCCCGCGCCACACCACCCGACCGTCCGGTAGGTGATGGGGCAGCTTGTAGCTGGACTTGGCGTCGGGATCCCCGTCGTCATCTCGCCAGGCATGGATCAGCCATAGCTGCTCGGCGCCCTCGACCTGCCGCAGCACCGCAGCCGCGTCCCACTCGGTGTCCTCGTCAGCCTTGGGCGTCGTATGGGGCGGTTTGGCGCCCTTTCTGGCCATCTGAGCCAAGAGTGCTTGCTTGACCGCACGCACCTGCGTGAGTGCGTTCATCCCCAGCGGCACGGGGCTGATCTCGAAGAGCTTCACCTCTCGCAGGTGGCGCACGGTGCGGCCGTCCACCTCGTCGAAATCAAACTTCACCGGCTGGTAGCCGATGCTACCTTCGACCAGCGCGTTGTCCTTCATGAGAACCCAGGCTTCCTTGCCCCAGAAGGACTCCAGGGTGAGCTTGCCGGCCGCAAACAGCCCGTGCTCGTCTTCCCGCAGCACCCTGGGCGGAGGTCCTATCAGCTTGTCCCAATCGTGGGCATAGAACACCCGTACGCGATTGCCCCGCTCGGCTATGGTCTTGCGGAAGGCCCCCGGCTCGATGATATCGTCCCCGTCATCGATGTTGCCGATGACCGAGAAGTAGCCCTCGTATTCTCCCTGGTCGCCCTGGGCCTTGAACTCTGTCGGCGCCAACTTGTATTCCATCTGGTCGTCCACGGTTCATTCTCCTGCGCACGCAAAAAGGCCGAACCATTACGATTCAGCCTCAGTCTACGACAGCACAACCTACGTGGCTCAGGTTTTGCGACTCAGGTCAGAATTGGTCGCCACCCGCAGCGGCCCAAGCGGCTAGCTGGCCCTCGTCCACCGGCTCGTCGCCCAGGTATGGGGCCCCACAACGCAGGCAATTGGGATGCCCCAGCGGATGCGCGGCATACCACTCCGTCGGCACGATAGTGCCTTTGCCACCGTTGCCCAGCACGATGCAGCCCGGAGCGCTATCCTCTACCCCGTCATCCAGGATGAGCGTCTTGGTGACCCCCGACGCCTGGAAGCGCCTGGCCCCGGCCAGGTTCTGGGCCGTGCCCAACTCTGTCCTGGCGATGGTCCTGGCGCGGTTCCTATACGTCTCTTCGACGATCTGTCGCAGGCCGGGCACGTCTGTGTCGCGGTCACCCCGCACGATGTGGTCAATACTCCAGCCGTTCTCATGAGCATGGACCAACAGCTCCCGGATCGCTCGCAGCGTCGTCTCGTGTATCTGCCTGATGCGCGTCCCCGCCGAAGCCAGGGTCTCAGTGACGGCCACGTCCTCGGCGTCGAACGCTACGTCCACGCCCAGGGCCAGGTTCCATGCGTCCCACGACAGCTGCAGAAGCTCCAGGTAGAAGCGCCTGACCACCTCTTCTTCGAACTGCTCAAACTCGGAGGAAGGCAAGAGCTCCTCGGCTTCCGGCAGCTCCGGCTCGTCCTGCTTGACCGCCTTGCCGCCCTTCCAGGTCAGCGCCCGGTGCACCACCCGGTCTGCAAGCCCGCCGAACCACGCTTCGACGGCCGCCTCCATGCGCCCCGCCACGTCCCTTCGTTGCCGAAGCTGCACGCTGATGAGAGTTTCAGCGAGCTCCCTGGCCTTGACCTCCCTGGGACCCGGCAGCACCTTGTACTCTCCATCTACCGAGTCGGCTGGCAACGCTTTGGCCTTTGAGGGGAGAACAGGCTCGGCCGGCTCCGGCACCTGGGTGAGGGTGCGGATGAACACGTCCCCTGAGGACACAGGGGAGTATCCTATCCGGGCACGGGCCTCGTTGATCGTCAGCCACCCCGCCTTGACCGCCTGGTTCACCCGTTCCCATTCCTGGGCTCGGCTCTCCTCCAGGACGGAGACCGAGCCCAGGTCGAACTTGACCACCTGGCCAGGCTTGCCGCCGAAGTCGGGCAGAAGATCGGCCGTGATCTCGTCTTCCACGATGCGCCACAGCGGCACCAGAGTGCGCTCAGTGAAGGCGCGTACGCTCTCCTGGAAGTTGCTATAGGTTGAGCGCTCCAGGCCGACGTTCAACCCCGCGAGGATGGGAGGTACTCTGAAAGCTGCAGCGATCCTTGCTTCCGGCACTCGCCTCAGGGCATCAGCGGCCAGCTCTTGCATGTCCAGCGACAGCCGACTCACCGTGGCTCCACCCTCCAAGACGGCCACGTCGCCCCGATGCTCGCCGCCATACAGCTCCCGAAACTGCTGCTTCATGCGCTTCACCTGGTCATCATCCAAAACGGAGTCCGCTGGCGCTTCGATGATGGTGCGAGGAATAGCATCGTTCTTCAGCAAGGCGAAGATGTACTTGGTGATCTCGTTGTCGGTATCTACCTCCCGGGCCACAGCCAGCAGCGGAGCTAAACCCCGCCAGGGCTGCAGCGGGTCGGGCATCCACTTGTGATGGACAATATCCTTAGCCGGAATGATCTCCTTCTGCCCGTCGCCCTTGTCCCACTCGTAGTGCCCCACCAAGACATCGCCCCCGGGGACGGGAGTGATTACGCCATCGTGCAGGGGCCACAGACGCACCACCCGCCCTGCCCTGCTCCTGACCTTGTACCAGTAGCAGTTTCCACCGATGGCCATGTAGGTGAT